AGTTTCTATAACAGCTCTGAGTCGAACACATCAAGGTTCGGCTCAGAGTTGTAGCATGATTAGAGAAATTATAAGGTAGTTCGCAGTACTTTTTAGTACTTTATAGTAAAGGAGGTGGCTCTGGGGTGGCTCAGAAGCTGTCCGACCTTGTTGTACAGGAAGTCTCTCTCGTCGATGTTCCAGCAAATGGCGAGAAGAGGTTCCTGATAGTTAAGAGAAGCGAAGATGCGAAAGGTGGTGAGGATGTGAGCGAGTCTGTCGACAAGAGTAACGCTTCCACCAACGCCTCCGCAACAGTCGAGAAGAAACACGAAAGGAACCTTCTCTCCAGGATCTTCTACGCAATCGGAAAGAGCCTTGGCTGGACTGACGATCAGGTAGAGAAAGCCTACCAGGAAGCGACTACGTTCTCCGAAGAGCTTCAGAGACAGCGCATGTACAAGATCTCTTGCGAACTGTGGGACTATCTCTACGCACTCGCTGACTCCATCAGCAGTACGTTGAGTGATGACACTGTCGATAGAGAGGCGGTGATCAGAGCTTCACTTCAGCAGTTTGTAGAGACCGTCGGCAATGCGCTGCCTGTCTGGCTATCAGGAGACACAGTCGAAAAGGCTGGTAGGAAGATCGCAGCTAGCAGGCTTGAAAGGCTGAGAAGGTGCCGCAAGATTCTTGACGAAATCATTGCTGAGGCTGAGGGAAGCACAGCGAGCATTACTGAAGGTACTGACTCCGATGACGGGCCAGTCAATACAGATCTAGGAGGTGGAGATGACATGACTGAAGCTCAAATCAAAGAGGCCATTAAGGAGTTTCTGAAGAGTGAAGAGTTCCAGAAGGAGCTCGAGGACACCGTCAAGAAGGCTCTTGCGAGCGACGATGTCAAGAAGTCCTTCTCCAGTGTGGAGGACGTCCTTACGTCCGAAGAGACTGTGAAGGGTCTTGCGGAGTCCATCGCAAACACTGAAGTCTTCAAGAACAGTGTCCAGGACTTGACTAAGGGTCTAGAGAGCACTATGCAGAGAATCATTCAGCACGTTGACGTCCTCGAAAGGAACATTGGTATCAGCAAGAGGCTGCTTAGCGATACCAGCGTTCAGAAGAGCGATGCTAACTTCTGGGCTGGCGTAATTCCTTTCGCTGGCAAGAAAAAGATCTCCGGAGGTGAAGAGTAATGACTTTGACTAACAAGGATCTTATCGAAAAGGTCACTTCTGCTGACCTGCAAGCCGGTGGAGGTTACATGTCTCCCGAGCAGGCGAATAGGTTCATCGATCTCACTATCGATGAGTCCGTAATGTTGAAGATGGTCCGAGTTCACAGAGCAACTCGTCCTTCTGGCGAGCTTGACAAGTTGAACATCGGCGCACCTGTCACTGAGTACGCTCCAGAGGCTCAGGATACTGGCAACGTTTACAATGCAACCTTCGGCAAGGTCGAGTGGAACGTTAAGAAGTTGCGTTCTGCTTTCAATATCAGTAGCGAAGCTCTCGAGGATAACATCGAGGGTGCAGGCTTCCAGGATACTCTGGTAAGGGCCTTCGCTAAGAGGATCGCTACTGACCTTGAGATGGCTGCTATTCAGGGTGACTCCAGCATCACTGACTCTTCCGATCCTGTCAACAGGCTTTTGAAGTCTCTTGACGGTTGGAAGAAGCAGACCGACACTGGTGCTCACTACGTAGACGCTGCCGGTGGACCTATCAGTAAGGATCTGTTCTCTGCAGCGATCAAAGCTATGCCTGCGAAGTACCTCACTCGATACAATGAACTTAGGTTCTTCGCAAGTCCTACTATCTATCAAGACTATCTTGACAGCCTTACTGACAGGCAGACAACTCTGGGCGATACTGTCTTGACGCAGACAGGTGAAGTAAGGGTCTTTGGTATTCCTCTCGTAAGGGTACCTTTGATTCCTGAGAACCTTGGAGAGACTCAGGATGAGTCCTTCGTTTGGCTGACCTTCCCACAGAACTTCATCTGGGTAGTGTTCAGAGACATTAAGGTCAACTGGTTCTTCAACGGACGTACAGATAACTGGGAGAACACCACTTACACTAGGGTCGACGCTCGCATCGAGAACCTTGACGCAGTCGTCAGAATCAACAACATCAAGAGGGCTACCGCGTAGGGAGCTCTCTCCCGAAAGGTAGCCTTCTCCCTTAGGTAAGGTGGTGATCCTAGTGGCAGTAAATCTTAATGCGTTGAACCTAGAGAGGCTAGCTGAGACACTTCCGCAGATTGATGACCTCGAGCTTCTTAAAGCTGCTGCAGCGAAGGAGACTCGTGTCTCTGCCAAGAAGCTTTTTGAGGAGAGGATCGCAGCTCTCCAAGATGAAGGGAGTCAACCTCAGGAAAAAGAGACTGCGAATACCCCTCAGAAAGCTTCAGACGTAAAGGCTCCTTCCTCAGTAGAGAGTGGTGGAAAGGTCCGAGTCAAACTCGTGAACGCGCTTTCCTACCAGGGTCGAGGCATCAGTCTGAAGAAAAACGAGATTAGGGAAGTCTCTGCAGAGACCGCTAAGGCTCTGTTAGGGACCGGGTTCTTTGAGGAGGTAGTACGCGAAGAGAGGAGGGAGTAAGTTATGGCCTATGCATCAATTCAGGACCTTCGTAGCCGCGGAGTAACAGCGGAGGAAGCTTCCGACGAAACTCTCGCTCGATGGATCCAGTTTGCAACCGAGAAGATTGATAACTACTGCAGACAGTTCTTCGAGGCGAGAGAAGGAGCGATCCTGTTTGACGGGCTTGGCCATAACACTCTCTACCTCGATCCGTACTACCTCCGTTCAATTTCGGAGCTCAAAATCAGCGGAGAGTCCATCAAAGACTTTGACATAGCAATCTACGGACGATTCATCAAGGGAAACAACGTCCGATTCCCTAGAGGCAATCACAACATTGAGATCAGAGGTATCTGGGGAAGGTATGAGAAAGCTCCTGTCGTAGTGAACGAGGCTTGCATCCAGCTCGTTCTGGATGAGGTCCGTCCTGACAGGAAGAAGTCGTACAAGATCACGTCTGAGAGAATCGGCGACTACTCTTACAGTACCTCAACTTCCGAGGGTGCGTATTCGAGCTCTACTCAAACGACCGGAAATCCAGAGGTAGACGATCTCCTTAAACCTCTGATTCTTCAACAAGTCCGAATCGGAACTACTACCGGAAGGAAGCCGTTGACTCGAGGGCTCTGGCCTGTCGTTGAGGGTTACGAGGGTAACGATCCTATCCTTCCTTACTTGAGAGAGGGTGAACCCTATGGCGATGAGCACAGGTAGCTCTCTCTTCGAAAGACAGATTCGCAAGTTCCTCGTCCACACAATCGATGAGGTCAGACGTCCGTCTTACGAAGCTGACGGCGTAGATCACCCTGACACAATTGCTACGAACGTTCCCTGCAGGTTTGAGCCGAATCAAAGGCTAATCCGAGCCGATGACGGACGAGAAGTTCTACTTCAGGGAAACGTCTACGTCGGACCTGACGTTAATGTGTACCCTGACGTTCTCCTCAAGATCGGAGAGCAAGAGTACACTGTATTCCGCGTAGTAGATTCCGTTGACGGTCAAGGAAGCACCGTCCTCAGACGATTGGAAGTGAGATAGATGGCACGTCCACAAGTTGAAGTGAAGGTCGTTTGGGCAGGAGATACAGCAAAGAGAGTAGCGCGTGAAGCTGGCTACCAGGGAATGGTAGCTGCAGCGAAAACGATTCTCGTTCAGGCAAGAGAGAATGCACCACTTCGAACTGGTACTCTCCGTAGAAGCGGTGCGATCACTGTTGACCAGCTACCTAACATGCGAAGAGTTTTTGAGGCAGCTGGTGGAGGTGTACGCTATTCTGGGCAGGAGTTTATGGACAAGCTCTTGCCGAAGGAAGCTCCTAAGAAGGAAAGCTTCCAGGTCTTCATTTCTTTTAACACTCCGTACGCTACAATCGTACACGAAGGAATGAATCGAAACTTCCGCGTTGGAGGGCCTAAGTACCTCGAACGAGCGTACCGCTCTAACAAGAAGCTAGTCCTCCAGCAGATGCAAAGATACATTAAGGTCGCTCTGAAAGGAGTCCGTGTAAGGAGGGGAGGGTTCTAATGCTTCACGACATTGCGCTCTATCTTCAAGATCAAGGTGTTGGAGTTGTCGGCAAGGATATCTTCGAAGCATACCTCCCTCCTAAACCGGACAGAGCTCTCGCTCTCTACGAGACAGGAGGAAGTGAGTCTGAGCTTGCAGCAGCAATCGATCGCCCAACCTTTATGGTAATGGGCAGAGGGAAGACTTGGGCAGAAGCAAGAAACTTTGCGTTCCAGGCTTACGACAAGCTCAACGGTCTCTGCGAGGAGATTCTGAACGGTACACGGTACCTCCTAATCGTAGCGACCACTGGATTCTTAAGTGTAGGTACAGACGAGAGTGGAAGATATCTTTGCTCAATGAACTTCAGGTGTATCGTAGAGGTGCCTACGTCGCATAGGTAAATTCGAACGTTTATAAGCAGCTTTGCACCTAGGGACTTTTTCAATCAACATTTTTATATAGCGAGGGAGAAAATCAACTTTCTCCAAAATCAGTGAAAGGAGAGTGAGTTCGATGGCACTTGCAGGTAGGGG